AGCTCATATTAAAATTGATTAAGGATTTACGGTTTGAATAATTGGCATATCGTTCAAAGAAGTCTTGAATGATTGCTGGTTGTTTTGAAATGGTATTAAAAATTTGAGGATTTGTGTCAAGTGATCGCTTTATCCAAGACACAAGAGAAATCGTAATGAACGATTTGTTCTATGAGCCAACCGAAACCTTCTTTACCATTGTTCCTGGTATCAAAGGTGGACAGCAAGTTGCTGCAATGAAAGGATTCGAATACATTACTAAAGCATCTGCTGGATGTGGTGGTAATGGAATTTCTCCTGATTTCCCAGCATTCTCTCAAAAATGGAATCCAAAATTAGCTGAGGTTAAATTGGAGTATTGTTATGCTGATTTCGAAAACTCATTCTTACAATGGGGTTTGAACAACGGGTACAAAAGAAAAGACCTTACTGGAACTGAAATGGCTTTGTTCATCCAGGACTTGGTGTCTAAAGCAATGGCTTTGGATTTACAACGTATCGCTTTGTTAAGTGATTCTGGAATTGCTGCACAAGACATCTTGACTGATGAGGCCACAAAAGCACCATTTTACAATATCATAGACAAAGGACTTATCCCTACGCTTCAGTACTTGAAAACTCTTCCTGAGTTTGCTGGGAACTTCGTAGCGTTAGATAAAAACACTGGAGCAGTAGCAGTTCAAGTGGCTTTAGCTGATGACTATGCTGTAAAATTGTACGAGTCCTTGATCCTTGAATCTTATGATTTTGATGGTGACATCTTGCTTTCTTCAAACAGATTAGCATTGAACTATGATGCTTTCTTGAGAAGAGGAAATGGATACAATATTCAAGGGAACTTGGATGCTACTCAAAATGGAGTTTCAGGAGCTAAAGTTTCAGGACAAGCAGTTACTGCTATGAAAAATTATGACCGTTGGAAAAAAACAGATTTCACAACAGGTGATCCAGCTACAATTCACTTGCCACACGTTGCTTTATTCACTAAAAAAGAATACTTGCAAATAGGTATTGATGATGCAGCCTCTCTTCAAGATTTAACTCTTGAATACATCGGAGGTTCTGAAGAGAAATTTTGGATTAAAGCCAATTATATGGTGGATTTCAAAATGACGAATCCTTATGCCTTGAGAGCGGCTCTTTAAATAATCAAGGGAGTGTAAAAACTCCCTTTAAAAAATAGAAACTATGGCAGATTGCGATGGAAAATTAGCAGGGGAGTTCGTAAAAAAATGCGGATATAAACCTAAACAAGGGATTGCCAAAAAATGGTATTTCAATTGGGATGATGTCGATAGAGTTGCTACTCAATTGGCGAACAAAAGCACAAAAATCACGGTATTTGTTTTAAAAGACGGAGCCAAATTTTATGAAGCTCAAGGAAATAATAAGACAAGCAAAGGGAAACACGCTCTTTCTGTTTTAGACTTTGGAAACGGTTACATCCATACCGATAACTTCACGATTCTTTATCACGGAGAAAACGAACGTGAAAGAGTTCAGGAGTTGGTAGAAGGCGGAAGAGTTGGAACCATTGTCAAAAAAGTGGACACCGGTATAAACGGAGAGTTATCATTCGAGGTTTTCGGTTACGAAAGCGGAATGACTATTATAGAAGACAACTATGACTCTAATGCTAATTCAGGAACCGTGGCAATAGCCGTGGCAACCGAAAAAGGAGAAGAAGAAGCTACCGGTAAAAAATTATTTCTTTTAGCTGGAGGAGTTGATGCCACTGAAGCTTACATAACAGCCAATGCTTATGTCGCGCCAGTTATCCCTTAACGAAAAAGAAACACTGGAACAAATCAGGGATGCAACTTATGAAACTTTGACGAGAGGAAAAGATAAAGACGGCATCCCTTTTTTAAAACACATTTTCCAACTACACTACAAAATTTTTGGAGAAACCTGTTCCAACTGTCCTGGGAAAATCACAGGATACATTCAAAAATTAAAAAAATTTAATCCAATTAAAAAAATGGAAACTATATCAAAAACATTCCAATTAAAAGAAGGCGTTATAATTCCAGTTGCTGGAACTTCCGATGCATATAGCAATGCAAATCTTACTGATGAAATTGCTGTAAAATTATTAGCTGACAATCCAAACAGAAAGATTCTGTTTGAAAAATTACCAGATAACCTTGACGAATTGATCGCTGCAAGTATCGAAGTGGATTTGGATCCTGAAACATTGACTTTCCAAGAAAAAACCTTGACGATCGAAGAGGCTTTGTCACTTCTTGAAAAAATTAACGTGACTTCAAAAGCTACAACCGTGACGGGTGTTTTGAAAAAAATAGACTCGCTTACAGCTGAGCAAAAAACAGATTTTGAAACTTTAGTAAAAGACTTTGTAGCAGTAAACTAAATCACGATGAAATCTAAAATTGTAGAGTCATACAAAGAGGAGAAACTAGAGGTTTTCAATAAAAGATTAGGGGTTATCTTCCACGGTGAAGATAACCTCAAATCGCTTATTGTAGAAAACCTAATTGATAGTTCGCCAACTGCTTTTCAATGTGCGTGGCTTTACGAAAGCTTTCTTGGAGGCGCTGGTTTTGAAGTTGATTTATCTGAAGTGAATTTGTCCGATGATGAATTTGACAAGCAAAACCCGAACAACTTACTTTTCGATACCTGTGAAGTTATCTCAAGACATCAAGGTGTTTTTATCAATGTTGGTTATAATGCCAATTTTGAGAAAGACAGCTTTAAAATAATTCCTTACACACTTTGCAAAGTAGGTAAAAAAGACAGCAATGAATATTCAGGAAAAATTTTGGTTTCTGCCAAAGGCTGGGGAAAATCATTGAAGAAAGAAGAGATTGATATTTTCGATGTTTATAATCCTAGACCAGAAGTTATTCAGGCGCAAGTTGAAGCAGCTGGAGGTTGGGAAAATTATAAAGGTCAGATTTTCTTTTTCAAACTTTCCAGAAAACATACTTATCCAAAGTCATTAATCGAAAGAGCGTACACTTTTGCGGATGTTGAAAATCAGTTAGGCTTATACTACAACGGAACCGTTAAAAGATGTTTTGAAGATATAACCTATATCAGACATAGAAAGTTTCCAAACAAAGCATCTGAGGACCAATTTTACGAAAACGTGAAAGCTTTATCTGGAGTTGAAAATGCTAGTTCTAAATTAGTCATTGAAGACGATTGGGATGATGAAAGAGACAAATCTGGTAACTTCAAATTTGACACCATCAAAAACGATGTTAGAACTGCAAAGTATGAACATTTTGAAACATCATCATCAAACTATATTCGAAAAGCGTTCAAAAATATTCCTCCACAGCTGATTGATTTTGTTGCGGGAAAACTCGGTAATACTTCAGGCGAAGATTTGAAAGCTGCACAAGCAATTTACAACTCTTCAATTTCAAAAGACCAGGAGAAAGTAGAAATGCTTTTCAAAGAATTGTTCCGGAACTATAAAAACGACATCAATGTAGCTCACAATTGGACTATCAAACAATATAGTTTATTGGATAACGGTACCGTAAATTATGGTAATGTAGATCCTGTTCAAAAATCAAATGAACAATTGGCCGCTGAAGAAATTAGAAAAGCACAAGCAGTATTAAGAGGTTCTGTAGGAGGTGCAACTACTATTTTGGCAATTCAATTATCAGTTGCAAATAAGACTACAACTTTTGATGCAGCTTATGTAAAAATCATAGACGGCGGATCCTATACTCATAATGAACGTACTTACAATTTTCAAGGCATCGCAACGGTACTTTCATATTTTGCTTTTGCAAGATTCAAATTGAATTCCAGTGCAGTTTCAACCTCTCACGGATTTGTAGTTAAAACAACTCCCAATTCAGAGCCGTTAAGTTTGGCCGAAAGAAAGAATGACTATTACGAAAAGCAAAGGCAGGCTAATTTGATAATGGAAGATGTGGTGAAATTCATTGAAAGAAACATTGCAGACTATCCAAGTTGGAACGCTTCATCAAATTGCAGTTCAGCATCAAACAAAGGTTTTAAAACTAAAGTGATCCAATGATAATAATTCAAAACATAAATTCACAAAAATTCTCGTTGAATGGAATTCCGTATTTTAAGAATTTTATGCCGCAAGCTATTATTGCTGTTGACAAGTTAAGAATCGTGAATGTTTATGACACGAAATTTGAACTTGTACCATATACAAGCTTAAATGAATTGTCAATAAACGGAATTGTTTACAATACTGCATCAGAAGCCCAAAATGCTTTGTTACCGATTATCTACACTAGAAATAATTTAGGTTCTGAAACAAACTTTGACGACAAACTAGATAAAGGCGGTTACATCGGAACAGCACAAGACCTCGCCGACAGCATTGAATCAGTACTGATTCCAGATCAAGTTTTAAAAACCGGAGGAATTGTCATTACAGATTTAACGGCTTCAATTGCGGCGGCGGATTTCCAATGGAGACTAAGCAGTATTGAGTTTTTAAATCCTCCAGCGTTTTCAACAGAAATAGATCCCGCAACAGATGGATTTAATCGAACCGACATAATAGAAGGAGACAACACTGGCAATTATCATTTAAAAAAAGGTACAGAAGATGAATTGGCAGCTCCTGAACCGGAAGTTACAGACGGAAGAATACGATTGGCCGCCATCCCTATTTTTGGAGCAATAGCGGGTGTTCCGATAGTTTCTCCAATTGGAGACAATTTCATAACAAAAGCATCACAAGGTGGTTGGCATTCTAATTTTGACGATTTAGTGATAAACATTGACGACGAAACTCGAATAGTACTTGCAGCTTGTACAGAAATAAATTACATAAACCACACGACACCTAGCAATGCCTATAACGGTAGAGAGTTATTTGTTTCAAACAGAAATGATGACGAATCAGATATTTTAATAAATAATTTATTCAATCATAAGGGTAATTTTTCGTTTCCGAACAATGCGCCATTTTTGTTGAAATTCAATGAAACAATCCATTTCAAATTATATTACGATTTTGGAAACAAAGTGACATATTATTATGTCGGAGTGATAAACGCTATTCCATCCATAGAAATTTCGGACGTAACCGGATTAACTGGCGAATTGGCAAATAAAGTAGACAAAGATGGTGTAAAAGTTCTTTCAGATGAAAATTATACTACTTCAGAAAAGAACAAACTGGCCAGCATCGATGCCGCGCATTATTTACCACCGCTTCAAACCACGGTACAATTATCTGCATTGCCACAAGCTGGTATTTCAGATAAAGCGCGTGTATATGTTGAAGCTGATTTAAGCGATTATTTCTATGATACAACAGCTTCAAGCGGTGACATTGCACCAGATGACCAAACGGGCGGAATTGGATTTTGGAGAAAAGTGGCAGTTGGAGGTGAAACTCCAACAAGTATTCTAACAAAGTACGAAAGCAATGCCGATAGGAATGCTTTCACGAATGCCTTAAAAGCAAAATTAGATTCTATTACCGAAATATTTACGACTGCCTTGAAAACAGGTTATGATGGCGTGGTTACAGGATATACTGCGTTAATGGCAACTGGTTCAAGATTAATTACAACAGGAGAAATCACGAAACTTGGTAACACTTCAGGCACAAACACGGGCGACCAAGATTTATCCAGTTATGCTCATATATCAGTAACACCAATTGAGATAGGTTCTGCAACTACTTTATCAAGCACACACAATGGTGCTCCACTGATAATTATAGCAAGTTGTACGGTTACAATTCCTAACGGATTAGCAGCAGGTTTTAATTGCTCGTTTATCACATTGGCAGGGGTTACGTTGACTATTGCTTTAGGCGGTTCAGTTGTATTATTTAATAATGCGGGACTGACAATGGCCGAAAAATTAAGTTTTACGTTGCAAGCCAGAACAATAACAAATAATTATATAACAGCGGGTTCGCTTTAATGTCAAAGTTATGATACAAACTAAAACAGCATTTTTTTACGAAGATAGAGGTGATAAGTTGGCTAAAATAAAAGTGGAAATTGATTCTTATTCCACCGACAAAACAGGAGCTTCCTATTTGGTAAATGATTGGGCGGTTGCCGAAGATGGAACACGCACTTTATACAAGCAAAAAACTGTT